GTTATCTTGGGGGTGATTCCAAGCCCTGTCTTCTCTTCCGAGCCACCGATACAGGTGCGCTGCTAACGGGCGGAGACCGACCCAAAAGAAAAACCCCTACGGCTGGGTTTCAGGTCGCGGTGATGGAGAGCAGGACGCCAAAGCTCATTCGCCACCGAAACCCATGCGTAGGGGTTTTGAAGCGTTCTTTCGCCCATCACGGCGACCTGATCTTTCTCTCAGGTAAACGGATGGTATGGAAAGATTTTTAATAAGTCAAGATAAAAAAGGCGCGGCAGGTGCGGGGGCGTAGAGTGGCCCAAAAGGGGGAGAAACCACCATATCACCGCTGATGCCGCTTTGCCTATTTGCCGCGCCAAACGGCTGGGGACTGACTAGGAGTTCTAGTACTCCTGGCGGCGGATCACGCGCCTACCTGTCAATCCCCATGCGTTTGGTTTAGCATCGCTACAGCCTCTACAGGCGATTTTACCACCGCAAGCCTACCGCCAGTCCAATTAGTGAAGAAATCCGCCTCTGCGTCCGTTAGGGAACGCTTGGAGGGGGGTTTATCACCGTCCTTGACTTCCATTAGCAGGGTTTCACCCCGATATCCCACCAATAGGTCTGGAAGTCCATCCCCTTGGCTGACTATCCTGACGAAAGCCCCCGCCTCGCGCAATGCCTCCACGATGTCATTTTGGTTTGCGTCTATGCGATTGGCTCGTCTCACCGCCTGAAAATAACAGATAAAAAATATATTTCCAAATGCTATTGACACGGTATTTTCTGCCAGTTATATTAATTGGTCACCCAACTGACAGGAGATAAAATGAGCAATGATGAAATATCTCAAATAGAGTTTGAGAATGCAAAAAAAATATATCTACAGATAGGAGCCTTGGCGTTGACGTTGTCAAAAACCAAAGCTGAAGCTGTCATTGGTTTGGCTATGTCTTATGTGGCGTTGTGTGATGCGGTCGGTATAAATAAAACAGCAGTAGTTGGGCTGATTGTTGAACTTATTGAAAACATGGAAAAAATGGATGTTTTTGATAGTTTTGAGAAGGGGACAAAACAATAATGAAGCTGACCAATAAATTTAATCTTCCGCAGACGTTTATTAACGTCATAGAACGTCCCACCTATACCAAAGGGAAGGCCAATATCTCTGCTACGGAGATGATAAACAGCCCGCAAATTGTCCAGCTGAAAAGAAAGCATTGGGACGATATAGAGCAAGACGCAAGCGAAATGGTGTGGGCGCTGTTTGGATCCGCTGTGCACTCCGTCCTTGAGCACGGTAAAGGCGATACCCATATCGTAGAGGAAAGGCTTCACGCCAACGTTGACGGCTGGAATATCTCCGGTGCTATCGATCTGCAAGAGATTGTCGATGGCGGGATTATCGTCAGCGATTACAAAACAACCGGCGCGTGGGCGGTAATGAATGAAAAGGTTGACTGGGTTAGCCAGCTGAATATCTATGCGTGGCTTGTAGAGCACAACAAGAAGATTCCGGTAAAGAAGATACAGGTTGTAGCCATCATCCGCGATTGGTCTGCCAGAGATGCCAAAACCCGTGATGGATACCCACAGTCACCTGTAACTACGATTGATATCCAGCTGTGGCCATTTGAACAGCGGGAAGCTTTTATCAAGAACCGTATCTCTTTGCATAGCGCAGCCAACTTTTCTATGGAAACAGGGGAGTCTTTGCCAACCTGTACGGCAGAGGAAATGTGGGAGAAACAGACCACTTACGCAGTAAAGAAGGAAGGTGGCGTTAGGGCGAAGAGCGTGCACACAACACAAGAGGAAGCAGAACAGGCTTTGGCAAAGGGGTACTTCATCGAAGTTAGGAACGGAGAAAGAACTCGGTGCGGTTCCTATTGTCAGGTAAGCCAATTTTGTGAGCAGTTTAAGAAATATAACGAAACTAAGGAGCAAGTATGAAATATTCAGAAATAGCCGCCATCAACGTGAACGAGCACGTTGAGAAGAAACAGAATTTGTCTTACCTGTCGTGGGCGTGGGCGGTCGATCAGCTTATGCGCCTGGATGAGAACGCCAAGTGGGAATACCAACCTCACCAAATGTTTGGTGAAACCATGATGGTGTTCTGCACGGTAACGGCTTTTGGTCGTAGTCGGACTAGTCAGTTGCCGGTCATGGATCACCGCAACAAGTCCATCATCAATCCGGACAGCTTTCAGGTGAACGTAGCGATGCAGCGTTGCTTGGCTAAAGCCATAGCCCTTCACGGTCTGGGTATGTATATTTTTTCGGGCGAAGACCTGCCTATGGAAGATAAGAAGGAAGAACCAAAGGACGAGCCGAAGAAGGTTGAGGCTAAAAAGTTTGAGGCAGTACCCGCTGTTATCTCCGGTGAGGATGCTGCATGGCAGATCAAGATATCAACGCAGTCCGACAACAAGGACGAATGGGTGGCTACTGTAATTGCTTCAGCCCAGCTGGCCCTCGATATGGCAGCTTCACGGAAAGACGTATTGACCATCTACAGGGTGAATAAAGAAATCATTGAGAAACTGTCATCTATATCCATAAAAGATCACAAGGATCTGATGGCTAAATTTGGTGAATTTAAAACGAAGTTTACGGAGGAAAAATAATGGCTAGCGTATGTAAAGTAATCATCCTTGGTTCGCTTGGTAAAGACCCAGAGATTCGCAGCGGGAGCGATGGCAGTTCTATCGTCACCATTTCTGTTGCCACATCGGAGAACTGGAAAGATAAATCTGGAGAGAAACAAGAGCGGACAGAGTGGCACCGCATTGTTATTTTTGGAAAGTTGGCAGAGATTGCGGGCAAGTACCTGCAAAAAGGTAGTTCTGCTTACTTTGAAGGCACTCTGCGGACTCGGAAGTGGGAGGACAAATCTGGCGTAGACAGATACACAACGGAGATTATTGCCGACAAAATGCAGATGCTCTCGCGCCCCCAGGAGTCTAAGCAAGGCAAGCAAGACGCTGCTGTTGAAGAAGACATTCCCTTCTAGCCATGAAGACATCCCAATTTGAGGCAATTAAGGTTGCGCTCAAGCAGGACAGAACTGGGCACATCCTGACTTTAAATATCCACCCTGACGAAATCCCAGACGACATTTTGCGGGATTTTGTTGGGGCTAGATATCAGGTTGTTATGGTCAGGTTGAATGACAACAACAAACCAATGGAGCGTCAGAAAGAACACGGTAATTCAGTACAGCTTGCTGGAATTCTTTGCAGGGATAAGAACTTCCTTCAATTTCTTAAAGAAACAAATCAAATTTTAGGAGCAACAGAAACGGAAGCTGTGAACTGGATGTATTCAGAATTGCAAATTTCTTCAAGAACAGAGTTGGAAACCAATACCGAAGCGGCAAAACATTTAAAAACAATTAACGAGGAATACAAAGCATGGAACCTACAAAATTAATTCCGTATTCAGTTCACCTGCGAGAAGATATTTATATTAAACTTAAAAAAGCAGCGGGAGAAAGAAAAGCTTCATCTCTGGTTCGTGATGCCATTACGATGATCATTGAGGGTGACGATGCTTTTAATTCTGGCTACAACAAAGGCATCCGCGATGCAATTGCTGTAGTCAAAAAGAACGAGGATGCAAACCTTGTCGCCGTTGGTGGAGAAACCATTGCAGAGATGTTGCTCAACGAATTGCGGGAGTTGATCATCAAACCAAAAACCATCAAATGATTTACTTAGCAGAGTTAGAAGCGCGTGTAGCGGGAATACCATGCCTTATTGGTGTAATTGAATACAAGCAAACCAAAGGTTCTTATTCCCGCAATGCGCCTAGCGACATTGATTACCGTGACTGTACATACATGGATTGGGAGATCCTTGATAGTCGCGGAAGAAAGGCTTCCTGGTTGCAAAAAAAAGTAACCAATGCGGATGAAATAGAAAATAAAATAATCAATTACATGGAGATGAAATGAAAAAAGAAAGCAAAGCAACACGCATCCGAAGATATCTTCTTATTAATGGTGTTACAGATGCTGGGGCTATTACAGATGCAACTATAGCCAAGGTGGTGAAATGCCATGTTAGCTACGTCTACATGGTTAAGAAGGCGATGGATAAGGTAGCGCCTGTAAAGTTTAAAGATCAAGTAGTAGAAAAGAAAAAGTTTTCAGAGTTCGATGCTTCCCCCAAAGCCATAGCATGGAAGAAGCAAAACCCGTGGTTTGGCGTAGACAAAGATAAAACCAATCACGCCATTGGATTGTGTATGGAAGCCCATACGCAAGATATCGACCCCAAGTCCAGTTGGTACTACACGTTCATTAACCAAGGGATGTTGAAATACGTTCCGCCACGGGATGAAATTGCTGAGTGGAAAGCGCGGAATGACGGTACGCCCTTTGTTGGTTCTGGAGTCAAAGAAATATTTAAACAAGCGGCAGTTGACTTCAACAAAATACTGGACAAAGAGTATGCGGCAAAGGGTGCGCTAGACCATTGGGAGAACGCTGTAGCCCCCAAGTCAATCCTCGATGAGGCGAAGGACATTATCTATGGCGACAGGGAAAAGACCTACGGCGCACCTGATAAGAACCTGAAGTCCATCGCAGGATACTGGGCAAATCATTTGCATACTA